CGCCCCCGTTGGCCCTGTTGAACCTGTTACACCCGTCGATCCTGTATTACCCGTCCAACCCGTAAATCCTGTCGTACCTGTTACACCTGTGGCACCTGTTGGACCCGTCCACCCCGTAAATCCTGTCGGTCCAATCACACCCTGAGGTCCAATAGTACCAGTTCTTCCTATAGGCCCAGTACTACCTGTTACACCTGATGGTCCAATTAAACCCGTTGGGCCTGTTGGGCCGGTAAATCCTGTTGGGCCCGTCCAACCCGTTAACCCTGTCGGACCTGTCGAACCCGTTAATCCTGCCAAACCCGTTGGGCCCGTCGGACCCGTCGCACCTGTATTTGTTGCAGTTCCCCCAGGCCCAGTAGAGCCCGTCTGTCCCGTCCAACCTGTTGGGCCTGTCTGCCCCGTCCAACCTGTCACTCCTGTTGGTCCAGTCCAACCCGTAAAACCCGTTGGTCCCGTCGGACCCGTAGCTCCTGTATTACTGGCACTTCCATCACGACCTGTTGATCCAGTATATCCAACAGGACCTGTAAATCCTGTTGGACCCGTTGATCCAGTATTTGTAGCAGTACCAGCAATACCCTGTGGACCTGTAAATCCTGTTGGGCCTGTGGTACCCGTGACACCTGTTGAACCTGTAGCTCCTGTAAAACCTGTAAAACCTGTCGAACCTGTCTGTCCCGTCCAACCCGTCACTCCTGTTGGACCAGTTGCACCCGTATTTGTTGCAATACCAGGGGTACCCTGTGACCCTGTTGGGCCCGTAACACCTGTCGAACCTGTCGAACCTGTCGGACCCGTCGCACCTGTCATTCCTGTTACACCTGTAGCCCCTGTAGGACCCGTTGCCCCTGTTGAACCTGTCTCACCTGTCACACCTGTCGCCCCCGTCGAACCTGTCGCACCTGTCGAACCTGTAGGGCCTGTTACACCTGTCGCACCCGTGACACCTGTTGAGCCTGTTGAACCAGTTGGACCGCTTGGACCTGTGTTACCTGTTGCTCCAGTATTTGTTGCGGAACCATCTCGCCCTGTTGGACCTGTTGGTCCAATACTACCTGTTGAACCCGTTGAACCAGTTGGGCCAAGAGTACCAATTGTATCAAATGATAATAAATAGTTATTACCAATAATTGCATTTGTGTTTAATCCTGTTAAATATGTTAATCCAAACGTCCAATAAGAAAAACTATTATTTGTGGAGTCAATTGAATAAATATGTTCTTCATACGTATTTAAATTCACTAAATGGAGTAAACTACCAATACCGACTTTTGCAAAGAATCCCAGTTTTACAATACCATTAATATCAATACCATTTATTTTTATTGTTGTAATAGATGTTAAGTTAAAGTTATTAATAGAGTACTGACCTACAGGTGGATTTGCAGATGTTACATTATTCAATATGTATCCTGATGTATTTGCTGATGGACCAGTACTACCCGTTGGTCCAGTAGATCCTGTTCTTCCAGTGGCACCAGTTGGGCCGGTTGGACCAGTAACTCCACTGTTTCCCTGTAAACCAAGAGGCCCTGTTGGTCCTAAGGAACCAGTGGGACCAGTTGCTCCAAATCCAGTCGCACCTGTAAAACCAGGCATACCTGTTGCACCTGTTGAACCAGTCACACCTGTTACACCCGATGGCCCAATTCCTCCGAGAGGGCCATAATGAATATTTGCTATTGCTGAACCAGGATCATAGATTGCAGTATTTAAATAGAGTGCCTCTCCCTTTGCTCTCAAGGTACTATAAATCGGCACTGTGTTTTTATAGTAAACAACATTTGCCCCGTCATAAAAAATCTGTAGTTGAGTTGCGGTCGTATAAGTTCCTATTGTACTACGAATGGATCCGCTTTCACGAATCGTAAGTGTACTTGTAGGATCACAATAGATACCGAAGTTAATATTTGAAAAGTTCGGAGAAACAGCGGGTGTTTCACTAAATCCAGCCATTACTGTTCCATTAATCTGCGCCGTTTGAAAGGTTATAAAAGATCCTGATTTGAATCCCTCCAGCGAATATGCATTCGCATCCCACGCTTGAATTCCATTGATTGGTTTTTGTATAAAACTGGGATTTACAACATTTAAGTTATTTGGAAGCCATGTAAAATATCCCTGTGCGGCTCCAGTTGGACCAGTACCTGATGAATTGGATAAGCTCTGAATCGTAGAAGGAAGATACTTTAATGGAAAGTTTTCACTTGCAGATTGTGTACTAATGACTTGAAATACGTTTTGCCATATACGTCCTCCTATCCCATTCGCAACTTCAAATCTAGAGGTAGAAATTGGTAAATTTGTGTTTGAATCTAATGAATACAAGAGTTGAGCTAAATATTGGGTTGTAGTATTTTGTGCTCCGCTCATATGAACCTCTCTCTAAAGTGTTATGCCAAAAATGAGCTGGCAGTAATATCACATTGATATGTTGTGCCAAAAACTCATACAGCCAAGTACTAGACGTTACATTTTATAGGGACACTTTTGCGTAACATGAGAGTCTTCCGAATAAGTAGGGATAGAAGAGAGGATGCCACTAGGAGGTGGATTATTACAATTAGTTGCAATGGGAAAACAAGATGTTTATTTAACTGGAAATCCACAAATAACTTGGTTCAAAATGGTCTATCGTAGATACACGAATTTTTCAATGGAATCACAGACAATTTATTTTGACGGCAATCCAGATTTTGGAAAACGTCTGACGTGTACGATTCCACGGCGTGGAGACCTTCTCGGATCTCTTATAATAGAAGTAACTCTACCTGAAATATATCTTGCTGATGCCTCAGGGACACTTGCAGCCTATGTAAATTCACTCGGCCACGCATTAATTGAAGAAATTTCAGTTGAAATTGGCGAACAAGAGATTGATAAACAAACCGGGGAATGGATGGAAATTTGGTCCGAATTAACAGTCCCATCAGGGCAACGTGATGGATTTAATGCAATGATCGGTCGTGTAGATTCAACACTCCCCCCACCTACAACCTATCCCCCCGATACAACTGCCGTCTCAATAAACGGCACATATCAGTATGGTGCAGTAAAACTCTACATACCCTTACAGTTCTGGTTTAATAAGAATCCTGGACTCTATCTCCCTCTTCTCGCGATGCAATATCATCCTGTACGTATCAATTTAAAACTCCGGTCACTCGATCAACTTGTCTATACATCCTCGCCGAATAATACAAATCAGGCGTGTGCCAGGACCCCGCAAGTTAAGAAGGCCAGTATTACTGATTTACGGATGTATGGTGACTACATTCACTTAGATGTCGAAGAGCGTCGGCGGTTTGTTTCAAATTCACATGAATACCTTATCGAACAAATACAGTATACATCAAAAATCAGTATACCAGCCGCTTCCACTACGGCAAATATTCCTCTCGAGTTTAATCATCCTGTTCGCGAGATTGTATGGGTTCTTCAAAGAGATGTGATGGAAACCTACAATGAATGGTTTAATTACAGTTCAACATCCATCAGTGAAGCTGGAGCAAGACGTGATATACTTCAACAGGCTGTTCTACAGCTAGATGGCTATGATAGATTTGAAATACGCGATGCAGGATATTTCCGCATAGTTCAACCTTTTCAATATCATACGAACACGCCAATAAAACAGTTTATCTATACGTATTCCTTTGCAATTAAACCTGAGGAACTCCAGCCGTCTGGTTCTCTAAATGCCAGTAGAGTTGACACAATTAAACTTTTAATAGCACTCCGACCGGATCCAGCATCCACTCTTACCGTAACTAATCCGAATTATGTACCTGCTCGTGGTAATTCCCATATTCGTGTGTATGCAACAAATCACAATATTCTTCGTGTTGTTAATGGGTTCGCCGGTTTAGTATTCAAGATATAATAGATATACATATCAAGGAAATGTCTGTAGGTACGGATCCCCTCACAGGTTCTATTATACAGAGACTTACAAAGGGCATACCGATGTCTTATTTAACTCTAAAAGTACTAACTGCATTTCCACCAACGGGCATGCTTGGAATGAATCATGCTGCCCTTGGAAATCAAGCTCTCGCACTTATTAAAGCGGCCTCAGTTGCTGTTTCAATTTTGGTTGTTACCTTCTTATCACCTTACTACCCAACATGGCTAGCTAGTCTATTTATAGGGCTTTCAGCATTTGGTCCTTGGTTTTTCTTTGATATTTTAGAAGTATTTAATCCTAGTTTTTCAACAAAAGGATTTCGTGTACCTCTTAACATTACAATTGAAGGTCTTACAGAATATAAAAATCCTCCATACGGTTCATGGAAATTAACATTACCAATGGCTACTGCAATTATGGCTACACTTGCAACAAGTGGTGTTGTTCTTGCTAATTATTTACCACCTTCAATTCTTCCAGCAAGTTCAGCGTCCATGCTATCTAATGTAGCGGGTGGTACTGGGTTTGCTTTGGGTGCAGTAGCACTTGGTCTTATGATAACGTCAAGTAGCCCTGCAAGTGTTGCTACAGGCGCTTTAACTTCCGCAGTTCCCACCCAAGGTGGAGGCGGTCTTCCTCCTCTTTCATCCTTTGCCGATAAATTAATAAGTGCCAAATCACCCGATGAATCTCTGGCCTTTTTATCAACAATTGCAGTTATTATTATGGGAGGTATTGCAACCGCCGCGTTCCAAAGAAAATAATAAGATGAAATCTATAGCAAGAAATGAAATATCTTATGGAGCAAGCCGAGCTTGAGACTCTCATTGGACGTGGAGACTATCCCGATGCAGAGGTTCCTCCGTTTACAGTTGTTTATTTCACAGCTACCTGGTGTGGTGCCTGTCGTTCAATTGATCTAGATGAACTAACAAAAAGTTATCCTAAAATCAATTGGCTCAAATGTGATGTCGATCAAAATAATTACACTCCTGGATATTGTGCCGTGAGATCAATTCCAACCTTTATTGCTATCAAGGATAAGAAGATCATTGATAGAATTCAATCGAATGATAATACGAAGATTAAAGAGTGGATAGCAACAAATTATTAGGGCATACCGCCAAGTGCCAAATAATAGACCGTAATTAGAGAGTGGATGAAAGATTCCTATAATATTTTAATAATAGGTGCTGGAATTGCAGGGTTATACACCGCAATAGAGTACTTGAAAAGATATCCTAAACACAGAGTTGCTATTGCCGAGGCATATCATATACCTGGAGGTCGTTTATCAACATTTTCAGCCGACATATCGGGTGTTCACTATCAATGGGAAATGGGTGGCGCGAGAATTTCAGAACATCATACAATTCTTCTCAAACTTTTAAAACATTATAATCTCGAAACAATTCCAATTTCAGGCCAGGTCCAATTTAAAGAATCTGGAGTCTATCCAATTGAACCGGACAATTTCGGGCCGGCACTTCCAATTACGTTCGGACCTCTGGTGGGACTCTCTCCAGAAATTCTAAGATTAAATACTCTTCGCCAATTACTTTCCAAATTCTACAAACCAAAGGAACTCGAGGGACTTCTAATTCGCCACCCCTATCGAGGTGAACTCGATACCATGCGTGCCGATCTTGCCCTAAATCTCTTTCAAAATGAATTTAGTCCGGAGGAAAAATATGTATTATGCAAATCCGGCCTTTCCAGTCTTGTAAAAAAAATGGTTGAAGATTTTGAAGGTCGTGGTGGAAAACTTTTTCTAAAACACAAACTTTTAGAAATTCAAGAAAACAAATTCATTTTTAAATCCGGCGCTGGAGGGCGCTCTGAAATTATTTTTGAAACAGAAAAGACTGTCTTTGCAATTCCATCTCCCGCTCTCGCGAAAATTCGCCAATTCACCTCCTGGACCACTCTAAAACATCTTACTATGAAACCCCTTTTACGGGTATATGCAGTATTTCCTCCTGATTCTACAGGCCATCAATGGTTCGAAGATCTGCCAAAGACTGTTACAGCTGAACGGCCTCGATACATAATTCCAGGAAATGTGAAAACCGGCTCAATACAGATTTCATACACCGATTCTATCGATACGGAACCTCTTATGAAAATTCTTAAAGATGATGGAGAAGGTGCACTCGGTGCAGAACTTGTCAAAGATCTTCGAATTCTATTTAACAAGAAAATTCCGGATCCACTTTTCGTCAAAGCACATCCATGGAATGATGGTGTAACATATTGGCTCCCCGGTGATTACAATATTGCTACTCTCTCAAAAGAAGCAATACAGCCCTTTAAAGATAAACAGTGGTTTGTCACCGGTGAATCATACAGTGTAAGACAGGGATGGATTGAGGGTGCTCTCGAACATGCGACCCTAGCTCTCACTAGAATACTCAAGGCAGGTTAGATGGATAAGCATCTACTACTCGCGTTATTTCACTTAGCCTTTGTAGTACCCCTTTTCCTTTATATTGGTTTCCAGCGCGCCGCCACACCTGAATGGGTCTATAATCTTGTTTTTGGACTGGGTCTTGTTCTTTTAGCCTATCATGGAGTAATGTCTGCTATCAAACTTATGGCAAATGGTATGGGTGCTTGGATTAATCTAATACACGCTGTAATACTGGCGCCCTTGCTCCTTTATATAGGATATAATGGAAAAAAGACACAGAGACCCGCCTATGAGTTACTTCTAATGGTGGCCTTCGCTGCTCTCGGCTATCATTTGAAGTCACTTATTGTTAGTACGCAGATGTTTATAGATGATTACCGCTAAGTACTTATTTTAAGTACTTAGCTCTGATGGCTAGAACGAGAAGCTAAAGTCGCTCCAATGTCATAAGGCCACCTTGTGGCCTTATCCATGGGGAGTACTTAACTTCAGTACTAGACGTTATAGTACTAAATAACCGTGTCTAAATACACTGTCTTAAATCAATATTGCACCCATTTATACATACCCTAGAGCGATTACAGGGTGATCCAGTGGCTAGTAATTTAGTGACAATACATGTTTTTGTTAAGTTATTGCATACTGATCCGTTCCCACAATCAGAATCTTTATCACACACGCTTGGAGAAGGTGGGGGAGTCGCGGGTGGTGGGGCTGGAGGTGGGGGTGATGGAGGAGGCATTGGCGGGGCATCCTGAAATCCTTCATATACTTTTGAAACGAGTGGAACAGTAAAATAAAAAATTACTGTAAAAACAAAGGCATGAACTACTGCTAAAGTCAGTGGTGAAGCATGACTTGGTATTTTTACTAGGATTCTTGGTGTTAAAACAAAGAAAAGCAATCCAGTATATATTAATATTATTAAATTCATCTACATTATGTTTTGAAATTGTTTCATACGTATTGGATCATCTATTATAATACATGATCCAACATGATAATGAAATGCAGTTAATGATTTTGATTCCTTATTACAAACGCTACAGATTAGACCATTACGTATACGTTCCACATCACTTTTACAGTGTATTCGTATAAAATGAATAAGTAGGTTTGATTTTGTAATTGAACCCTTAAACCGACAGCCTTCTTGAGGACATCTATACAGTTTTTCTTCAAGTGCATTATGCTGGGTTTTTGTATGAATCTCTAGCGAATATTTAGCCTTGAATTCCATTAAACAATGATTACATTTATACGGTAGGTGATCTTCGTGCGATTTAATATGATAATGCATAGTGTTCTGTTTTTTTCGTGTTTCTCCACATATGTTACATACGTATTCACCGGCCAAGTTTTTAGCGTATTTATACACCATACTTTCTAAAAGTTATAGAATTTTAGACTATTTCAAATTTACTTGACGTTAACATTTAGCAGGTTTTGCTCCACCAAGCCTTTGCTGATTTAGAAGCATCTTTTGCTCTTTTAGCAATATCAGCATCAGTTGTATGATAGGTTTTTCCGCAAAGTAAAAACGAGTGTACACGAGCGTATCCCCATTGTTGCTCTGTTGCCCCGGGCCGATGACCTGTTCTCCAGGCGGCAAGTCCTCGATTATACGACTCTTTAATATATTTAAGGGGTACGCCAGTTGCCTTTGCCTTATCCTCTAATGATTTTGCATCAGGAAATTTCGACTTCCAACTGGTTGTGTAGCCAGAACTTTTGGTCTTAATACCCTTATCTGTTTTAAATCCAACATAGGCACTCGCATCTTTCCAGAATTTAGATCCGAAATGCTCTATCTCTCGTTTTCTAGCAGTCTTCTTCGCAGATGAAAGACCACTAAAGTATCGTTTTGGGTAATGTACCTTACGTGTTTTTGATGGCATCACTCTATTAATAGATAAGAGTTATTAATCCAACTACTTAAGTTCTCCCCTAGATGTTATACAAGATGATTATCGCAACTCTAGCAATAGGTCACGATTTCTGTAATAATTTAGCGGGATGTTTAGAGTCAAAACAACGCTACGCAGACCGGCATGGATACAAATACATTCAGGGTGGGGCTGAATTCTGGGATCGCACGAGACCTATACCCTGGTCTAAAATACCATTCATTCTTTCAATTCTAAAAGATCTCAAGGATGGGGAGCTTGTATGGCTCTCGGATGCCGATGTACTAATTACTAATCCGGCACTATCACTGGAGACACATATTATGCCAATGCTTCCAGCTGAGAAGGATATGCTAATGTTTATTGATGCATGTGGAAATCTTAATTCAGGAAATCTTCTAATGCGTAACAGTGAATGGTTGAGAGATTATTGGAAACGTGTAGGAGAACAAACCGATCTTTTGTATCATATTTGGTGGGAAAACGCAGCAATGATAAAATTATTAGAACTAAATGCGGATGATCTGGCTCATGTAGAAGTTTCGGCACTCCATACGCAATTTAATTCATATATTCAAGGACTTCCAGGACAAGCACTCTGGTTGCCAGAGCATTTTCTCGTTCATTTTGCAGGAATCTATGATGTTAAACAAATTAAGAACCTTACGGAAGCAATTCTGGCCGGTCGGATCCCCAGATTAGTTTCACAAAAAATCGAATATATTAATATAAATGGACGCCATGCCCGAAAATAAGAAGACCTTAATGGGTGGATCTCGCCGTTCCCGTGGTCGTGGTCGCGGTCGTACTTCCACGCGCAAGAATCAGATGGGAGGCGCCCATGCGCGTACACGTGGCACACACGCGGAGGTTTGGCACGGCACAGCTCACCACACGACAGGTGGTCTTACGAAGAGCGATCTCATGAAGAACAAGCACGGACGCATCGTATCTAAGAAGAAGCATGCTCTTGGCAAGAAGGCTCTTAAGCACCTTGTAAAGGCCGGCTTCAAGGCGAAGAAGGGTACATTCAAGCTATTCCGTAAGTAAAAAGGCTAATATTACTTGACTGTTACAGAAAGAGAGTCAGCAATAGATCGTAAAAGTTCAGCAGACTCTTTAATGGAATAAAGGCTACCACCTGCACCCTCAGATGGATCGAACCAATAGAGCGACCCCTTCTTATCTGATTCTCCAATGGAGGACCAGACAAGACCAAGCTCAGATCCGCGGATCTCCTTTAAAACGGAATCTAAATTGTATTTTCCAGCAGTTACGGGACCCATATTATTTTTTAGTGTTGACTCTATAATATTCGTATTTACATCATGCGTCCAGAAAACGGCATCCCATTCACCTTGAGGCGCAGAAACCCCTAGACCAATTAAACTGAGTCCCTCGCAATTCAGGAGATGCGCTTTAACCTGAGGCGCCGGCTCACCAAACCATACAACGCGTACTGGTTTACTACAGTTTGCAATATACGTAAGTGCAAGTCGAATATCAGAAGAATCTTTTAAAATAAAAACAGCATCCCATTTCATTCTCTGTAACCATGATACAGATGAGCTATCATACATAACAAGAACCCGTCGTCCCCTCTGAGCCACCTCACTATCTAAAACGGATATTCTCGATTGTAAAAGACCAGGTAGGAGCGCTGGAGATCCAGTACAATATATTTTATAGCCTTTGAGACGCTCTCCAAAAGCCTCAAGGCGTATTTCGTCAGACATATCTTTTATACGATTTGATGGTTTAGACCATTCTCTAAAAATTTGAATTAGATAATATTCTCATCATATAATAATGCTGTCATGTATAAAGGCTATGATTCAATCTAAACCCGTATATTTCTATGAGGTTATGGATTATGATGGTGCTGGTTGTTTATTTACAAATAAACAGCTTGTTCTTACAGGCTACCAGCCGAGTAAGATGACTCCCTCTATCAGTGGTATTGGTGGTCTTAAAAAACCTGGTGAAACATTTCAAGAGACCGCTTTTCGCGAAACAATTGAAGAACTTTTCGATGTTGAGAAGATTCCAGCAGGACTTCTAGAGGCGATTGAAGTGACTTTAATACCAGAAACTATTGCAAAGAATGATACCTATGTCTTTATTGTCCTTTCATTTAATGATCTGGGAACTATTCTTAGACTCTGTAAATCCTACGGACTAAGGTCACCTATGTATAAGAAATTTCCATTGACACTAAAAGATCTTATCTTTAAACGACTATTGAATTCAACAGCCGAAATTTCACACCTGTTACTTATACCAATGGTAAAAGAAATCTGTGTGGATCCAAATCTTGTAAAAGATCTTAGTTTGATCTAGTGTCGAAAAATTTCTCCATGCAATCGCGTATTTCTTTTGAATCATCAATGAATTTAACACCTTCGAGTCCTTCTGAACGGAGTTTTGTTTCTGCAATTTCAAAAAGCTTGTAGATATTATTCACTAAGACCGTTTTATCAGTATTTGTGTATTTTTTACAGTGGAAAATATCGGATTTAAGATACTCGGTATCATGTAATAAACCAGTTTCTTCTAGCACTTCCATACCCATCATAAAAATACTTTTTCGTAGTGGCATTGATAGTTTTGGATCAAATATGCTTGGCTTCAAGTATGTCAAACCAGCTTCATGTTGGAGAGTATGCTTTCTAGGACGTTCGTCAACAAAAAGAATATCGTCGGGAGTAATAGGACCTTTTACCTTGCAAATATCAGTAAAAATGGACTTTAGAACTTTAAACGTCTTAAGTGGTTGACCGTCTTCAGTCTGTTTCCAATCCGCCTGGCGAACAGGATGCGATGCATCTATAACACAGTCAAAAAGGCCCTTGCATTTATAGACCGTTTCAATGAGTTCTTTACCTAAATGCACATTAAAGGTATTCCAGGTATTTGAATATATCGCTACAGCGCGAATTTTCTTTTTGTTTTTAATAAGCGGTAGAATCATTTCATCGAGATTCGGTCTGAGAATTGTTTTAAGAACTTTTGGATTATTAAGAATTTTATTAGTGTAAAGAGATTCTGCATTTCGTAGTTTCTTTCGGAGAGAGGGTGATAGCTTAAGTCTAGGATTTATTTTCTTATTAAATGAATTTTCAATTGTATCTACACTAAAAAAATCGGACCAGATTCCTACATGAAAAAAGAATCCGAGTGTATTGTCTAGATCAAAGGCGACAAGTGCCATGCTCTTTTAATAAAAGAGCGCAAAAAAAGAATGCTCTTTTAATAAAAG